CCCAGTGTGGCATTTATATCTTTTTAGTGTGTTGGACCCTCATCTCTAATCCAAAAATCAATAAACCAAATGCTGCATTTAAATCACATTTTCACGCTAGCGCTGCGGAAAACGCCGTTTGAAACCCCATAGGAGCCCTAAGTGCCTGTAATTATTAAGGAAAAAAGATTTGTTGACACTCCAATAGAAAGACCTTATATAATATAGACGAGTGCAGCCAATTGGCCGAGAACTGTGATGTATAAAACAGAAGCAACTTTTGCAATTTTTAGAATTCTGGCGACAATTGTCAACAGAAAGAAACTAGATCCTGCTGGTAAGAATAATTGTTTGCAAGGTAGTAAGACTTTTTCGGCAAGTTGTAAAAAAGAAGACTTCGCATTTGCTTTTCTAAAACTTCATCACAGAATTGATACTATAATGAAGTTCTCAGGAAAGCTTCACGAGATAGATTCAGCAATTGGAAAGGAACCAGAAGGTTTCGAAGAGTTTTTAAGTGAAGTAGAGTCATCATATTCCGGTGTCTTTAATCGAATTATTAACCCCCCTAAGGGTGAAAGTGCCGAAAGCCCCTCCGATTCGGATTTAACACTACAAGGAGAACCCACTGTCGACAGTGCTAAAGCTAAGACGAGCGTTTTCCTGGGATTGGCGTCTCATGGATAAGCGTTCCGAGCAGAGTTCGGGGCCACTCAAAAATGCCCAAGTGTAGTTAGGGATTCGCTGGTGGTCCGTTCGCAGAGATTGCCGTCTTTAGGCCGGACCACCATTCTTTTTTAGGTGAAAAATGGCAGATGTTGTAACAAGAACTCTACCGACAACCCTTGGTGGTAAGATTACCATTAAGGAAGATGCCGGTATTGATGCTGATCAAAAGGATGTTAGAGCAACTTCCAGCACCCTCTATATTATAGAGGCGGATAACACAACAAATACCTCTGCTGTGTATGTTAAGTTCTGGGATGCTACAGGACCAACCTTTGGTGGAGCCTCTGGTTCAGTCCCAGATATTTGTTTAAAGATAAATGCGTCTACTAAGCGCTCTATTACCATGCACAAGGGCTTCACATTTGCTGATATTAGCTTCGCAGTTGTCACTGGTGCCGGTGAAACAAGTGATGATGTCCTTTCTGGCGTAACTTTAAGATTCCTAACCTCATAGGTTAACATGGCAGCGACAACCACAAGTCTTACGATCCCGTTTGCTACTAAACTAGTAGTTGATACTGCACTATCTGCAACTGTGCAAACAGATGTTATTGGAACTGCTGGCGTTCTACAAAGTATTTACGTGAATAACCCGAATGGGTCTATAGTATATATTAAAATTTACGATGCTAAACAAGTTGATACTTCCGCCGACATACCGGACCTTGTTTTTCCACTTACTGCTTCTACTTCTAGTTTCTTCGATTTCGGTGCTGGTTGGGCATTCACATCTGGACTTTCAATTCAAGCCGTAGCAAATGGAGTCACAACCACTGTTGCTCCTGGCTCCGCTCTTGATATTAGATTGGCGTTATCATAATGCTTCCTTTCATTCTACAAGCAGTCTCATCGTTGGGCCACAAGGTCTTTACTGAAGGAGACTACAATCTTAACATTATTGGTGTTAGGAATAAAGATCCACAGCCAGATGCTTTCGATGATATGATCTGCTGTGTGTTTAAAGAAGATGGACAGTGGATAACACATAGCTGGCCAGCAACCACTGATCCTGGTAATTATTATTTAAACAACCCTATTAGCGTAGATGGAACAGCTATTCTAGTTCCAGGACAGTATAGGGGAGTTTATAAAATCGATATGCACCGTGGGGAGTATCCCGCGCTTTGTCAAAGGGAAGGGATAGTCAATGTATGGAGAGACCGTACCAAAGACTCCATTCTAGATTATGGGGAGAACGAGACAGAAGGATATTTTGGGATCAATATCCACAGGGCGACTTCTCACGGTGCATCAGAAAACGTAGGTAGGTGGAGTGCTGGATGCCAGGTATTCCAGAGCGCTAAAGACTTTGCTTTGTTCATGGAGCTTTGCGAGTGTCAAAGGGCTTTGGGGCATGAAACATTCACGTATACTCTTATTGTTCCCAATAAGTTTCTCATGGTTGCATAATGCCTAAACGTAAAGTTAAGTCTAAGAAGAAGTACTAGTGAAGATAGGAATCGACATATCAGAATCTGGTGCCGTGGTTCCCCCAGTGTTTGCATTCCAGAACGAAGTCGAATTTGTGTCCAAGTTTGCCTGGGAACTATGGCTGCAAAGTTCCCGCGCAGGTCATACAGTTCACATCACATCTGACAGTTCAACAACAAGACGTGCTACTCGTCAGAACTCTAGACATTTAAATTTGGCTTTGGTGTGCCAAGCTACTGACGGGAACCACGGCACTCTTCTTTTTGATCCAGGTACATCAAGACTAAATAGAACGCGCGCAATGAGAGCCGCAATCTGTATGGCCAGCATTTTCGGTTATGATTTTGTTTGCACTGCTGCCGAGGAAGATGATTTGAAGTTGATCCGACAGTACAAGGCGTTCTGTTGGATTGTCAGACCTAAGTTTAAAACTGCACATGAACACTACTGGGCTGGGACAAATAGTACTGTTCGTACAGGAAGAGGAATCTGGGAATCAATAGTTCAATCATATGACCTACAAAGATCAAATACTGTCAGCGCTAAAAGCGCTTGAGGTTACACCTGATTCTATGGCTGAGCAGTTAGCTCAAGTCATCAAGGGTGAAACCATTACTGAGAAATTTAATGGTAAAGGTGTGCTTGTTTCGAAATCAGTTAGAAAAGATCCCGAATCAGCAATGCGTGGCGCAATGATTTATGATGCAATGCACGGTGGAGAGTTAGGCATTGCACCAAAGGTCATTGAGTTCAAGAAGCCCGCGGAAATTGCACACAGAAGAATGTTGGTAGATAGCAGAATAATTGTAAATGGCGCTGATGAATCTGACTGACGATCTCCTTGTAAAAGAAACAGCTAGAATGCTATATTATGAGCATGAGGCTAGTAAGGCAGGAGTCCCTCAAAGTGAACTAGAAGAGATTCAAGGTCGCGTTGAGACTATTAAAGAACTGCTTGAAGTTCAAGGTGTAGATGTTGACGATGACAATATCCGCCAAAGAGCTATGGTTTTGTTTCTAGCTGAAGTTGGCCTGACTCCTATTGAGGCTGCAGGAGATTTTACTACGGAGATTAAGAGCGAAAAGAAGAAAACTTCTGTTAGGGTAAAGAAGAAAGCAGATCCATCTGTAGAGCCAACAGCTAATGTTTCCGATAGGCTTTACTCTGATTTTCCTTTCTTCTGTAAGATGTGTTTAGAGATTGCTTACCGTCCAGGCTTGAACCCTGCTGCTCCAGACGGTGGTTACGGCCCGTTTATCCTTAATGAAGGACAACGTAAGGTTGCAGCAGTAATGCTGGACCAATGGCTTAACGATATTCCAGTAAGAATTATTATTCTTAAATCTCGTCAGCTTGGTATTACTACTTTATTGATGGCTTTTTGGCTTTGGCTTATAATGCAGAACCCTGGCATTACTGCCATGGTTATCATTGATAAGGGGGATCACCTCAGTGAAAAGAGACAGACTTACATCCGCTGGCTCGAGAGAATTTCAGAACTCTATCCCCAGCTACCTGCTGTTGAAAGAAGAGCGTCCAAAGTTATCGAATTACAGAACATGTCAAGAATCCTCTTTGAGTCTGCGGAAGCACCAAACCCAGGAACCTCAGAGCATATTGCAATCTTGCACTGTTCAGAAAAACCAAAGTGGCCTCGTGGACGCGACCGTCAGATTGACGCAAGTATCGTTCCAGGTATTCCCGAGAAGGGAAGAACAATTTATGTTGATGAGTCCACTGCTGAAGGAGTAAATGGATTTTACCATAGGTGGCACCGAGTTGTAGAGGGGAAAGCAGAGGCAACTCCAATTTTCCTTCCTTGGTATATTTCTGCTGAGTACCAGACTGATCCGCCAGAATCTTGTTTTGATTCTAATGGAAAGTTTATTTTCCTTAATGATGATATTGAAGTTTGCGAGACTGATGAGTCTGGCAAAATCATCATGACAGAAGAGGAGTTTTACGAAAAATATGAACTTACCCCCAGACAACTATACTGGCGGAGGAGTAAAATCAAAAACGCGTTCTCGGGCGATAGAGCAATCTTCGACCAGGAATACCCAACCACTCCAAGACACGCCTGGCAAACGGTCGGGGGTAAGTTCTTTTCCTTTGAAGAAGTTGATAAGTGCGGGAAGTCTTGCGATAATCCTGTACTTATTGGCAATCTTGTTGATAGCAATGGCAACAACGATCCCCTCCGTTTACTACCTTATGGAGAGTACTCACCATCAGTAACTCCGATTCCATACGGTAACCTTAAAATTAGAGAGATGCCAAAGGAAGGGGCAACGTATTATGTTGGTGGAGATGTTGCGGAAGGCAAAGCTGCCGAAACTGCTGCTGGTACAACTGATTACGATTACACTGTCTTTGTCGTTAAAGACGAAGAAGGAAGAACAGTAGCATTATTTAGGGATAGAATCAAACCAGAGGAGGCTGCTCTTCCACTACTTCTTCTTGGAATGATGTATAACATTGCCCTCATTAATTGCGAGCGTAACGGTCCTGGTCAGGTTGTTTGGTCTATGTTTAAGCAGACTGGTTATTACAATGTTTATTATAGAAAAGGTAATACACCGATTCTTGAGCGAGCATGGGCAATAACTACTCAGTCAAATAGACATCCGTTACTTTATTCTTTAAGGGCATCCTACAGGGAACTTACTACTAGGCCAGGTTTTAAAGAAACTGTAGAAGAGATGAACGAAATAATCATCGACAATAAAGGAAAGATTCAGGCTAGGAGAGGTGCGCATGATGATATCATAATGGCTGAAGCGCACGCCTGGAGTTTGATATATGAAAAGAAAGGTGTGGTTCTACACCCAGACAAGCCTGAGAAGCCAGAACCACCAAAGAATGAATTTCAAAGTATAATGGACTTTAACGGGATTGAGAGGTTCTAGATGGCTCTAGATGTTAAAACATGGGATGAGCGCATTAGGAAAGACCTTGAGTTCCGAATGGGTAAGTTTGATAAGTTGTGGAACGAGAATAAGCAGATCATTAGGAATTCAGAACTTGGTAAGTTGAAGGGAAACCTTGTTCAGGATTTCATTGACACTATTCAGTCTAGGCTTATTGTAAGAAACCCAATCATTAAAGTTAAGGCGGATAACGCAGATTTTTCTAAAAGAGCAGACGACTTAGAGGTTGCATCTAATTCAATTATTAGAGTGTGCGATCTCAAGCATCACCTAACTAAGGCAACCATCACAGCTACTTGGGCATCTACTGGTTGGATTGAAGTTGGCCATACAATGGACCAGCATAACTTTGATCCAATGAGATCGGTTCTTTACAGGTCTCCAAATGTCGTCGATTTCAGGGACCAAGATATTAACGATAATTATGTCCCGATACAAGAGGAGGAAGTTATTGCTAATGTTGGTCGCGATGTTGATGATATACCTCCGTTTGACCCATTTGAAATGCAGGATATCGTTGAAGAAAACGTATCGCAGGATCCACCCCCGGCTTTTGACCCTGAACTTGGAATGCCGTGGCTTAATGAAATCTCTCCGTTTATGATTGTTATTCCTAAGGAAAACGAGAATTACGCAGATTTAGATTATATTGCAAAGCTTGTCGTTATCTCAAAGCAAGAGCTTAAGCTCATTACTAATATCAATGTTGAGAATGTAAGCGTTTCTAATAAATATAAGCCAATACTAAATAGAGTTTCAGGTTACGATAGGATTGATGATCCAGTACTTATCTGTGTCACACATATTAGGAGAGACAGAAATGCTCCGGATTATACTAACTGGTATCTTGTTCACGTACTTGGTTATCCAGACATTATTATTAAGTCTGATGCCAATCCATTCGGAGGTCTGATCCCGCTCATCCCAATTACTGTTTCACCAATTAGAGACATTTGGGATACTTCTATTGTAGAAGATTTGAAACCATATGCTGAATGGTACAGTGCTGGCGTCTCAGCGATTGGCGATAGGCTATACGAGACTTTAAACCAGAAAGTCCTTACTGGTGCTGGCGCAGCAATGGAGAGCGAAGAAATTAGAAAGTTGCTAAACGCTAGGTATTCTGGAGAGGTTAAAGTTAACGGCGATCCAGCAGGAATTAAAACATGGGAAGGGCCTGGGATTCAAAATGAGCAAATGCAATTGCTTAGCTTTTTCCAGACTCTAGCTCAGGGGGCTGCTGGAGCTAGCGATATTGACAGAGGTGTCGCGGTAAAGAAAATTACAGCTAGGCAGACTGAAGCGCTTCTCAATGCTACAAGTCTTAGAGTTTCTGGGATGAGAGAAGTAATTACAAGGGCAACTAAAGAAATCATTGTTAAGCTTATGCACCTTGTTGGTATCTTCTCACTCTATAGGTCTAGGCGTTTTACATTCGGAACTAGAATTGCAAACCTGGAGCCTGGAGTAAACGATTTTTCGACTTCATATAGTTACAATATTGATGTTAGAGATATGGAACCACCAGCAAATGCCGAGGAACAATTGGTATTTGTACAATTCCTTAGACTTCTAATGATGGATCCGACACCAGAGAGGCTTTTGGTTCAGCAATGGAACTGGGCTGAACTTGCCGAAATGATTAGGGTTAAGTTTGATATGCCGCCTGAGGTTATTGGACAGCAGGACTTACAGCAGCTACCGCAGCCAGGTATGGGCGGTGGACCTGGGATGGCTGGTGGACCCCCACAAGGTGGACCCCCACAAGGTGGAATGGGTGGCCCTGAACATGCAGAGAGATTCCCCGCAGATCAAGGCGGGCCAGATTTAAATAACTTAATGTCTGGACTAAGGCAGCTTAAATAATGCCAGAAACCTTTATAAATACGCTTCTTGATTTAGGTGGCATAGGTATTCTTGCTGGATTCCTTATGTGGATTCATGTACAAAATACGCGACGCCTAGATGCCATGCAAGATAAGCACGATAAGCTTCTTGGTGATTGGCGTGATGAGCGTATTGATACAGTTGAAAAGCTTATTGATCAAGTAACTGCCGTTGTTGGTAAATTTGATTCCATTGAAGATAAGCTTTCAGAGGTTACGGTTAGAATTGATACCGGCCTCAATGAAATGAGGAACCATTACCAAGAACAAAGAATTAAAGAAATTAAAGATTTATAATGCTTTATACTGATATTTGTCAAAAGTGCGGAGAGGAGGAGGATGACTTTAGGACGTCTGCCTGCAAGAATGATCAACCGACTGGATTAGGTGGGGAAATCATTCCATGCAAAAGATGTGGTTCTCGTTCTTGGAAAGTTCAAGAGTTTTATGTTCCTCAAAGATGTTGGGGTCTTAAAGGAGAAAATGAAAGTTTTCCACTAAAGTCTCATTTAAAAGATAATAACGGTAATAGCATTGTTTTTAACAGTCTTAAACAATACGAATCTCACCTTGATAGTAAAGGTCTTGCTATTGCTGGTAATATGGCTATTGGTACTCCTCCAGAGCCCAAGGCTGTTCCTACAAAAGAGTTAGAAAGTCATCCAGTCTTCAGAAAAATGAAGGATATGGAAAAACAAGGGAAAACCGAAAGCCCTAAATTCTTACCAAAAGAGGAGGTAGAAAATGAGTTCGGAAATTAGTGGCGGTACACCGGCACCAGCAGCACCAAGTACATCTGAAGCAGCGCCAAGCGCGGCACCAACACCAACTGGAGGTCCAAGTGAATCAGCACCTAGCGGCTCTTTTGATTTCAGTGGTTGGAACGGGGACCGTGATAGCTTGCCTAGTGAGCATCATTCAGTCTTTGATGCAATTCAAAAAGTTAATGATGCTTCTAAACAAGAGGCGAATGCTGGAAAGAAACTTCAGGATTATTTGAAGAATCAAATTTACCAACAAAACCAACAGCAGCCAGTTACACAACGTGAGCAGCCAAGCGATGATGGCCCACTTACAAGGGAACAGGCTATGTCGCTTTTCAAGAAGGAGGAGTCTGAAAAGAAGCAACGGAAGCTTGTTGAGAATTTTAGAACATCCATGCTTGATGTTGTTGGTAAGCCACAGAAGTATGGCGATGCCACTGTTGCATTTGCTTCAGAAGGTGAGGTTGATCAGTTTAGGAAGTTTGTCGGAGAGACGCTTAATGGCGGCCTGACTGCTACTGATATGCTTTTATTGTTTAGAAAAGATAATATTTTCCAGCAGATTAGAGATGCTGGAGCAAAAGGATTTGAGCGAAAGCTTAGTAACAATAGACCTAGTAATGCTACCGGCAATAGCGTAGAAACTAGGACTTCAAATGTGCCCGCTGATTCAGGTGATGGCAATCGCCGAAAGAATCGGGCTCCTCGTACAGCAGAGTTGTTGCAGGCAAACAACCCAGAATTGTACAAGGCAATTGTTGACGGTTCAGAAAAACTATTTTAGGAGATTAGAAAATGGGTGTTCGCACTAGTTACAGCGAGCAGTTTGACCTTATTCGTACAATCGAAGATCGGTCAAAGAAGCTCGTAGCACAGGAACTCAAGAAGTCGTACCTCTACCGGCGATTTGTGGAAACTGCACAAGTTGTTAATTGTTACGATGTTAAGGAAGTTCCCCTTTACCTTGGTCCCCCAACCATGGGAAAGTGGATGGCTCGAGGAGATGTCCTACCGGATGCATCCTCTTCCAGCGCCGCTCTTTCGTATTGGACCAATCGATACATTGCAACTCCTCTTGGATTTGATGTTTTCGATCTTTGGGAGAATGAGGGTAACGCTCAAGCTCTGTTCGACTTGGTTGACTTCAAGACGATGGAAGCTGCTGTGTCTCAGAAGCGTGCTTTGAGTAGCGCGATCTTCAACGGACTCGGTGGTTCTCAGCCAGATGGACTTGGGACTATTATTGAAACCGCTGCACCTGCAGCACAGACTCAGACTGTTGGTGGTGTTGCGAAGTCTACAAAGACTTGGTGGCGTAATCAATATGTTCAGTTGACTTCTAACTTTGGAACGATTTCTGCTGGTACTAACCTGCCCGCTGGCGTTCTTGCTCTGCTTCAGCTTATTGATGCATGCACTATTGGTACCCTTGTTCCAAGTGACCTTGTCACTACCAAGGCTACTTTTGGTAACATTCGTCGAGCCATGCTTGAGATGAGCACCCCGTACCACGTCATTACTGATCGTCAGGATGCCCAATATGGTGTTCGTACTTTCATGTTTGATGGTCACTGGGTTAGTTGGGATCCAAACTGTCCTGCTGATGAAGTGTACTGCTTGCATATTGACGAGAAGTTTGAAGCCGAACGTACCGGTCTTCAAGATACCGTCAAGTTGGACGGTGACATTGAGGAAGTTGCAACTGATAACATTCTGGATCTGAATGGCGGTCTGTTTATGATCGTTAACCCGAATGTTCGAAGTCGCGCTCTTGCTCCTCGTACTCCGTATCGCCAGCTTGCGCAGACTCAGTGGATCGTTGATTCATTCAACATCGGAATGTTCCGAATGTCAGATCATGGCGTTTCTGATTCTTCCGGTGGCGCAATGTGGGAGACGTGGTAATATGTTTAATGCACTATCAAGCAAGGTAGCATTCGATAACCTGGAGGATTCTCTTTCAGGTACATTGAGTGTTTACCCTACACTAGCAAATGCGGTCACAGTAACTGGTCATGCAGATGCATGGGTAGTTGCTTCCTATGCGGAAGTTGTTCCTGCTAGCACAATCACATCTGAAATCTATATTGATTCAATTGTGATTGAGGCTGTTTCTGCTGCTGATTCATTCCAGGTTGCCTTGGCGACTGGAGCGGCAGCATCTGAAACTGTCGTTGCTATGGTAAGGTTTACTGCTGGACACGCAAGTAACCATATGGGTCTTGTGATTCCAATTCGCAAGAAAGTAGCAGCAAATGTTAGGATTGCGGCGCGTTGCGCTAATAAGGCTGACGCTTCTGCTAAGACCTGTGATATTTCTATTTCATATCGAACAATTAGCTAACACGGAGTTATAACAAAATGGCTAGTTTTACTGATTTCATGGGATGGACTGACCTCCAGTCCCATAGTAAGTTCCTTCCGCCGAATGTTATGGTTACGGCTGAGGATTTGGCGCTTCACGGCGAAAACCAAGCCTCATCTGATTTCCTTCATGAAGGCATGAGCAGGCAGATGATTTATACTGTTGCGGCTACCGGCGCGCAGTATTATATGGAGCTTGCTCTTTACGTTCACCCTGTTGGTGCTGCTGATGTTACTTTGGCATCTGGTACCACCTCTTCACAGAACGGAAAGGCATTGCTCTATACTGGAGCTTTAGCTGGAGCTATCGCGCCGGTTGATACCATTGCTGGTATTTTCCTTGATCTGTACTATTCAACAACTGTAGATTGGACAACTAGTGGAGCGCACTCTGTTGTTCAAACTCTGACTGCTGGTGATGCAATCTGGCTTGTTCGTCGTGGACGCATGTCTCTTAATGCTGTTGTGGCGTCTGCTATTGCTGATGGAACTCCATTGGTGACTACCGCAGCTGCTCTTGCGACTGACCCCACTTTGTTGTCTGCTGCAACTACTGTGACACACGTAAAGGCTGCGCTGATAGCACAATCTAGTGAGGTTTCACTTGGCGGTGCTAGCATCGGTTTTGCTCGTGGTGCAGTTGCTAGTAGTTTTGTCGATGCTGAATTGACATTGCCTATCCGATACAAGCGATACGGAAGCACCTAGACGTAGTTAGGGTGACTGACCTCTTCCCGGCTTGGACCTCTACCCCAAGCCCCGGTCACCCACCCCCCAGAGGCGCTCGAGAGCCTCTGGGGGGCCTCTCTCCCCTCGAGTAGAGCCAGCCTACCACAGCCAAGCCAGGGGCCAGCACAGGCCCAGCCAGGAGCACCACCGATGGCAAATCAAACCATGAGAATTCAAGAGATCGTTGATCTTTTGATGGTTAACACTGGCCAGAACATGTCTGAAGACATCATGTACCAGTGGTTTGAAGAAATATATAAACTTATTCGAGGAGAAAAGTGGTCTTGGAATTATATCTGGGAAGGAAGAGGAACGCTTTCACCATCTACGCTTAGCGATTCATATAAGTGGACTGGTGTTAGAGGTAACAACTTTATTACATTGGACGGTGGTGGAAATATTGGTGGGGAAGGAGTTACTATTCCAACAGACGTTTGGAGTTGGAAGATGACAGGCAGGGTACTCCTGCTTGATAATAGAGTTTATAAAACAGTTAACTCTGGCGCAGCCCCACTAACATCTCCAAATGCAAATAGACTTTACCTTGATAAGCCTATGCACGTTGGTTTTACGAGCCAGCAGGTAGAGTTTACTAGACAAGATTATTCTTTTAGGACTTCGTCTATTAAGACTGTAGAGGTTGATTTACTTAAGAAAGCCTCCAGCCTTAACGATGATTACATTAGAGATTTTATGACCACGCGCTACTGGTCAGAAAGTGGCGCGCCAGTTTCTTGGAGGGTAGATGATAACAAATCCTTGCCAAGTCCAAAGTTTGCACCAAAAGTAAAAGCAGCCTCAGCGCTTGCTGATAAGACTAGTGGTGGGATGGATGCTGGATCTTACTATTTGTTTTGGACATACGTTGATCAAGAGTCTGGACTTATTAGTGCTCCTGGACCAACAACCACCTACTTTGCACCATCAGATGGAACATGGGTAGATTGGGAGTATGGAAATGCAAATATAGGAGAACACACTTATGGGCTAAGACTTTGGAGGTCTGAGAAGAACCCAGAGAGATCCAGAGTTCCAATGTTCGCAGTTAACGGTCCAGAATATAAAGATAGGATTGGCGTTTACGGACTAGATCAGCAGGTCGACTATATGTGGGGCCTAGGTAATGGCGGAGATAAAGATCCTACGAATAGTGGAGATTTTGTAACAGATCAGCTAAGCTCTGTAAACCTAAGGACCAGGGAAATGTATTACGATGGCCCATGGACTACAGTTGATCTTCTCCCACCACCAGACGACTTCTATTCATTTGATGTTTATAGGCTCAATGATTGGGGACTAAGGCCAGATGGTCAATCTTACGTTGATCTTGGAAGAACAAACCAAGTTTTAGAATTACTTAGGCTTGGCGTTCACCAGTTTGTTGAGTTGCAGAACAGGGATACTTCTTCGTTTAGAGACGCTATTGTTCAGTTTAGGTCTCAGTTAATGTATTTGCTGAAGCAAGATAGAACAGCGGCATCAGAGGACCCTGGTGTTGGAAGACATAGAGACTATAAAGTTATTCAAAATGTTGACGATTATGATCCCACTAAGTATTGGCACTGGAAATCATAATGGCTGTTACTGAACTACCTGTATTTTTCTTTGCTGGTCTGAAGGATTCAGAACAGACGAAGACACTTGCCCTGGATAGGAGAACTGTCAACTTCTATCCAACAGAGAACGGTGAGTATCTACAGAACTATCCAGGAAAGGATTGGTTGTTTAGAGAAGGTGAAACAAATACGGTACAGCAGCAAGGTTCTTCTGATTACTTCTCAGATTATACTTCATCTGAACAACCTACTGGCGAGCACACAAGAGTAATTAAGTTTACAGATTACTTTGATATCGAACATGTGGTTTACACAGTTGACGATAAAGTCTATACAGTTGAGGGTAATGGAGCTAGGTTAATCCATACTATGGAAGGACTAGGTAGGGGCGGAACAGACGATGTTGTTAGAAGGCCCTACCTATTTATACATGAGCAGAAGCTAGTCATTCTGAATCATGGTGATCCACCATATGTCTGGGATGGCGTACAGGGTGTCGTACCGGTAGGAGTCAGAGAGATTCCTAATCCACCACATGTTATTCCAGTTAGGCCGGTTGTTAACTCTGGTGCAGAGATTACATACTACGGAGCCTATGCTGGGGTTCATCACAAGCAACATGCAAATCCATGGACCACTAGTTTTAATCCAGTTGATACCACTCAAATAGTTGGAGATGGATCAGATGATGGGAATGTTTACCTAAATTCTACAAGGTATTGGTTACTTAATGTAGATCCAACAAATGGATTCGATGAAGAGAAGAGTACAGGTGATGGCGATATTTCGCATATTGCTGTTTGGTGCGTTCAATTTGTTGATTATTTCGGGAATAAAGGTAAAGCTTCTGCTGCAAGTTTGAGACACGCTAATCCTAGTAAAAATTCTGTTAGATCCTACACTCTAGAGGACGATGACGATGACGATGATGGGGATCGCGCCACAGTCACTCCAACATGGACAACTGTTTGGCCTTTAGTCCAATGGGATGTCCCAACAATTGATGAGCATATAACAACTGTTTATGTTGGAAGGTCTATTAATTTAAATTCACAAGATCCAACACCTGGAGACCCGAATGCTATATTTATGGATTGGGCTCAATCTAACTCTACAGGAACTAGGTACACTGCAATTGATGGGGATGATGTAGTTGCTCAAGGTCCTCTTATGGATCTTACAGTTGGACCTCCACCAAGTTCTGAGATTGGATGTTCTTTTTCAAACAGGTTGTGGCTAGTTAGCCTTAACAGAAACTCTGTCTATTACTCTGATAGTGGGTTCTTTGGTCAGTTTAGAGATTTACAGGTGATTAACCCATATTCAAATGTCACCGGGCTGGTTCCTGCTGGTGATAGGCTGTTCATTATTGGAGAAACATCAACAGAAGTTTACTATATGGTTGCCGATAGCACAGGGACAGAGTACGCTGCTCTATTGGAGCAGGATACCAAGAACGGATCTAGGCATGGTTCAACCTTTGTGGATGCTGGAGACGGAATTATTTTTGGACTGTGGTCAAATGGATTTGGTTTTTATGATGGCGTTAGCCATAAGAAAGTTAGCGAGCCGTATTGGCTTAGGGATGTCTACCTGGAAGATATGGGTCGCTATACTTCAGCAAAGGTAATTGGAGATTACTACTACCTATCTATTAGATCTGAGTACATTAGCGAGCGTCCAAACGTCGTTATTATGTATAACCTCATTACCGACAACTGGTACGTTGTAGAAGAAAGCGTTAATGATATTTGTCAGTACAATGAAGAAATTCTTGGTGTATCTGATAAGATTTATGTATTGTTTAGGGGTAATACTTTTCCTACCGCAAGAATTAGAACCGCTGGGCTGACTACAGAATCTCAAAGTTTCTCTAGGACTCTTTCTGGTATTAGGTTCTTAATGGAGCCATCTAGCTTTACCGACATTGACATTAAGATAGAAGGTGAAGAAATCTTTAACGTCGCCACAGGGAAAGGAAAGGCGTACCCATCAAAGAACAGAATTGGAAGGGCTTTCAATCAGAAACCATTTGGGTTTTGGGGCGACCCAGTTTTTCGGGATGGGCCGTTGTTTGATGCTAAACCATATTGGTTGGCACCAGGAGATTTTTGGATGGTCCCAGAGATCGAGAAGCCAGTTATTGGTTTTAGCCATACTATAGATGTTACATTCGAGTCTGGATATCCAGTTAAGGTTAAAGCTGTCGGGCTTTCGTATGCGCACACACCATCGGTTGCGAAGGGACAATGAAACTAAAGAAGGACTGGGAAAAAGAGACTGTTCTTTTAAGGAAGAAAGGATCTAAGCTGCCGAAGCATAAGCAAGACATTACTTTAAAGAAGATGAAGTTACCACCATACAAGAAGAAGGAGAAGATCATTGTACCCTAAGAAGCTACATCATTTCTCGTATAAGTATGGTTTGAATAGGAGGAACCTGGAAGAAAACTTCTTGCAGGTTGCTTCAGAGATGAATAATATTAAAGATTATTCTCTAGCCAGAAAGACTGTTAGGAGAGTAGATTTTAGGCCTAGAGCGCTACACGAGTTCTATACCAATAAGTCTACAACGAATCCAAGCACGACAGTTCTAAATTTGATGGCACAAACTACATTAATTCCTGGTAGTGTCATTAAAATAGAATGCAGCGAATACGGAGAGTTTATGATTCTCTGGTCATTAGAGGTCTCTTGCGGAGATTTTTCTCTACTAACCTTTAACCCAGCTGTCAATGGTCAGAAAGTAGGCCAGGGGAGCTACGCCGTCGAGCTTCCGTATAAGTATGAAAGAGAAACAGTTTTAAGTGTTTATGTAGAAGATGAGAACGATATTAAATTAGTAGACGACATGGATGGATCAGGATCATCTACACCGACGAACAGTGGCTTGGTTGAAAACCCACTTGCAACAGTTCAGGCATACGATCACGCAGATCCATACAGGTGCTTACCCGAGAGAGTCTCCGGACAATGCCAAATTTCATTGGACCAAGGAACATCGTATTTCGGAATCCAAGTTGGAATAGCTCTACAGAGTGATGCAGATCTTAGAGGAGCTGGTGTAAATGCACTTATCAGTAAATGTATTGTTGTAGCTAATAGGGTTGTTAGGTAATGTCTAGATTTTTTTATACCTCATCTATAGATGATTCCCGTGTTGACTTTAATGATCTAAACTCTGGATTTAGTGATATTGAAACAGCTGTAAATACTACAAAGATTGCTAATGACCAGTTCTCAATCAATGCTGGAAGATACAGGCATTTGTCTGAGCCAGGTTCTATTTTCTTATATTCAGAAAAAGAAGGAACCAATTTAAATGTCAGTGGAAACGGCCTAACGATTGCAACAAAAGATGGTAGTGCATGGAATAGGTTTAATGGTTTAGAGCTAACATATACACCATGGAGCAATTATACTGGAACATCTTCTGAGAAATTTCCTATTGGCTATATTTGTGCTGAATATGAAGCGCATGATTTTTCAGATAAGTACACTTCTGGTGGTACCGATTACTTCATGCACGGACACAATTATCAAATTGCTATTATGTATAGGACTACTGCGAGTTGGAGCGCGCCACTTCAAGTTTTAAATGGTACAGAAGCAAGGTTTGGTAGATTAAATTCCCACTATCAAACTGCTGATACCGCTAATCCAATTTGGGACGCACCTCAGAAGCACCCATTTTCCCACGCATCTCTTGCATACAGACCTGGGACAGCGTACAATGGTAGGACTTTGTTTACATGCGCTCCACTTCTTGGATTTGGAAGCACAACTAATGATAACACTTCTTCGATTGTAAGCATTCATAGCTTTTCATTGGCTATTAAATGCGGTGATTTATCAAAGCAGAGATTCAATTCTAATGCAACCCAGGATTGCCACGCCTGGGATAAGGCTAGGATTTGGATTGTTGCAGAGGATCCAGGAGCCACATACTAATGCCAATTACACTTGAAACATTTTCTGGTTCAGAATTGGTCAGCGGGGCCAAGGTAGATAGAAACTTTACCACTATAGAAGAATTTTTTATTGAGGGTGTCAAGAGAGGAGATTTTGATTCAAAGGGCTTTGATAGGTACTTCCTAAAAAAGTGGACTAATGGCAGGCTTAACTCTGCAACCGTTGGATCAAATCCCATTTTAGACCTTACTTATTATTGGGGCCAGGCTTGGGATTGGATTGTTCCTGACTTTATTAGAACTAGTCCAGGAGGGTGGCTACCCGAGGCAAGCGCCGAATCCGCACAATCCCAGAATAGAGAAAATTTACCATACGAACTTCTTGGATTTCCAGGACCTTCATATTTAATATATGATGTTGCTGAAGATGGATCACCAGTTTATCTTAAGACAATTAATTCAATATACGATGATGATGGTGCTGATCCTGCTATTTCTCTTGTGGCGGGAATCAAAAGTTCTTCAATGCCAGCGATGGCCCCGCATGAATGGTTTACAAAGGATGAATGCTGGAGTAGGTGGTTAACTGTTCCAAATGGATCAATGAAGATATATGTTCCAGATGGGTGCATCGCACATGTCTTTGGTTCTTTTTCAATGCTTCCTGGACCAGGAACAATTTGTGAAATTGTTGCACAACCTACGTGGGATCCATACGGTTCTCCAATACAGCAACTGATTAGAAGTTTCAAGGTTGGACTGTTTGTTGATACTAACCCAGTAATTAAAACTGACTTTCCAAATACAAATGGTAATATTATAGATCCAGTTTCTGGCGACACTGCTCCATATGTTTCTTTTAAGAAAATTCAAGAGAAGTCTATTAGGACTGATCTTAGAACTCAAGATGATATAAGAGGCGCAGTTGTTCTTAAGGGTGGAAGCTGGTATAATATTAGCATGAAGTATAAAGATTCAGGAACCTTTGGTTATGTAGATACTTCTGATTCTAGTATTTTTCATGCAAGATGGGCAGATGAGAATACTACTCTGTGGCCGGGTGCTGGATTTAATGCTCCGGTAGGAAGCTTCGATGCTGATGATGCAAGAAAGGGAAGCATCAACGATTTCTTCTGGGAAAGCGTTCAACTTAATGTAGAATTTTATTATGGTAGAAGTGCGATCTCGGATGATCTATCTGACACTTCTAACTCAACAACTCCAGACTTAGATTACTAGGGGTAAAAATGGCATACGAATGGGAAGATGAGAGCCTGAGAAACCAGGCTCTTTTATCTGGAGCAATTACTGGAGCAACAACTGGAGCAACTGTTGGATCTGCCGTTCCAGTAGTCGGTACCACTGTTGGCGGCGTCGCTGGGGCTATTGCCGGCCTTGGTGTCGGATACATGAGCGCTAAGTCCCAGGATGAAGCACTACAAGAAGAGATGGCACGACAGGAGGAGCTTCAGGCAGAGTTGGATGCAGTTGATTCTATGGCTGATATTGCCACCGCAGTTGGTGCAGTTGGCGCCAAACAAAGGACAATGTCTAAGGTTGCATCAGAGACAGAAGCTGGAAGGCTTGGACTTACTGGAGCACAGAAGGCAGAGTTTACCCAGGGTGCGGCTTCAGATATCGCATCTCAAGAAATGGCAGCATTGGGCGCCGCACTGCCAGGCGCAATCCAAGCCGATGTTGCAATGAGGGAAAGTATATTGGGTGAAGAGGTTGTATCACAAGAACTCATAGATGCAACCATGGATGCAACTGGTGGAGAGATTGAAGCCCTCGGTGAGCTTGGTGGTACAGCAGCAGAGGTAGCCGCTTTAATCTCAGAAAACAAAGCCGATGCAGCAACTGCTAGCGAAGTAGATCCAACATCGTTCACATGGACAGCAGAGGCTGCTAGAGCAATGGGGGAAAGTGGAGCGTCCACTTCTCGCGTAGTAGATCTATCTGACCCAGCAGCTGCGGAAGCAGCCTTCGCGATGGATGATTATAGGGAACGTCGCGTAGTAGATCTATCTGACCCAGCAGCTGCGGAAGCAGCCTTCGCGATGGATGATTATAGTGGAGTAGGTAACATGACCGACACAAATGGCGGTTGGACCACTGGATCATCTGAGTTCACTAGCGGTGATTTTCAGTTGATTACGGACCACGATGCGCAATACGATTATAAGAAAACGACCCGAGCAGATGGCACAGATTATTGGGAGTTCAAATCTAAAGGTTCCGAGAAATGGGGTCCACTTAACCAAGCGGGCATCAAATCATTGACAACAGCAGGACTCTAAAATGCCAGTATACATACCAAAGAAGTCACCGATAGAGGAAGGTCTTACTGCTCTAACGAGAGTAGCAGAGGGCGTCGGTAATGCTGAAGTTGAGAAGCGCCGTCGCTTTGAGACAGATAGAGATTATAATTTTAAGCGCGAACAGTTCGACGAGTCCATTAGACAGTATAATGAGACATTTGATTTCAATGAAGATAGGTTTACTACAGAGTTTAATGAAACTAAAAGAGTAAACGATAGGACATTCTCGGAAAGCCAAAGGCAGTTCGATGCAGGCCTAGTACATGATAAGGAAATGCAGACAGAGAGGATTGGATCCCAAGAGGAAATCGAGCGGCAGCAAAGGCGTGTAGATAGGGAACGTATTGCTGCGCAAAGATATGGTTATGATCTGTCCTATAAGACAGATAGGGAACGTATTGCTGCACAAAGATATGGTTATGATCTGTCCTATAAGACAGCCGAAGAGAATAGAGCAGCTAACTTCAAAAAGAATAAGGTATGGGTCGATCAGTTGGGATTGCTTGGCCATGATGACGAGAGGCTATATCAACAGACCTATACTGTTGCTGATGGTCAAGGTAATCAGAGGCAAGTAGTCTGGAAAGATACTATTGAGACTATGAGGAAAGCTGTTAAAGCTGGATATGCTGAAGAGATGCAAGCTGTTGAGGGTGCTCCAGAAGGACATTATAAGTATGTTCCACATCAGATGGATGAAGCATTAAGTGCGATAGGAATTAACCCAGCCAGGATCATTCAGGGTGATAATCCAGATGCTACCAGATATAACCAGGCATTCAAGAATATCGTTGCAGAATGGGACAAAGGTAACCAAGCTAAAGCAATCCAGATGGCGGGAGAGTTCCAAGGTGGTGGTGTAGGATTATTTGGCGGTAGAGCGGAAAGGGGCGTAACATCTGCAACAGCAGCAGAAGGCGTCACAACTTCAGGAGCCTACTCCCCACTAACAGATAGCAGCATTAACGAAGGATTAAACCAGAGACTGCAACTGTATGCTGGGACACAGTACCCAGGTGGGTTAGATGCTTTCAGGTCTTTGTCTGTTGACGAGCAGAGGAAGCAGATTGAGGCGCTTGAAGCTAACAGACAGAACTTGGAATCTCTCAATAAGAATCTAACAGCCGAGAAGATTCAGATGGAAAGAGATGCCTTGACTTTTAAGCTAGAGCAAGAATCCCTTTGGTCAGACGGTACACTTGGTGGTCTTGAATATCAAGCTGCGCAGTTATCTGGTTCCCCATTTTATAAGGACAAATCAGGTGAGCCACAACTTCTTCTAGCTAATATCCCAGTAGAAAACCGCAGGGAAATTCAAGGTCATTATGACGAATTAATTAGATTGGCAAGCGAGGCACAAACTATTAGGAGACCTAAGCGGACAGCCCACTTTGTAACGGATCAGGCAGCAGAGGAAAGAGAAGCAGAATTGGGCTACCTTTACCTCGCTATGGCTACAGTCGGTGGAAAGATAGATGAAGTGGTTGGCGGTGGAAGTGGAATGAATGTTGCTAGGTACTTTACAGATAGGGTAATTTATGGATCTGGAGCTAATGAATATAACATCATAACTGATGGTATTAATTCTGGATCAATAAGTACTGGAATCGATCAAGATAGAATTAATGAGCAGACCAGACCTATGGGGCTTATAGTTCCTGAGATTGCAAAGCTTGTTGATACAATGGACCAAGACGTTTCACGAACTTCTCCATCAAACCTTTCTCCAGCAAATCAGAGACAACTTTGGGAAGCATTGAAGACTCCGGCGGGATATAAGTTCCTAACTGAAAGTAGATATAAACAGCAAAGTGGTGGAGTACTTACTAGAGATGAAGCCTTTCAATACATGGAAAAGTTCCCGGATAAGTACAACATGGAAGAACTTAACTGGAATTTCTAGGTAGAATAATATGCCATTAGATAACGAAAGATATTATCAACTGCTTGAAGAACTCAAGCAGAAACAGATGCACCGTGCAGCTAACCCTGCTAATAGCGATGAAGATAACTGGCAGGAAGAAAAGCTAGCGAAGACATCCCATGATTTAGATCAGGCTGCATCCCGTGGTCTAATTAGCTTGGAGGAGGTAGAGCGGGCTAAAGCTGGCGATCCCAAAAAGACATACTGGGATCACATGATGGGATTCGAGCAGCCTTCTGAAGAGATGTTTGGAACCTGGTTCCAGCCAGCTATCGATATCCTCTCTACGCCTTTGTATGCAACACACGCATTAACGATGGCCAATCTGGGAGCAAATCAGAAAGACGGAAACGCCTTTAATGTCGGGCCAGTCAAGCTTGGATTCTCTACGCAAGCGTTTATGGATTCATGGAGGAAGAGGCATACCTTCGGCACTGGTGGGCTGATGACTGAATCCAACTGGGCCACAAGATTCTTAGCAGATGTTGCATTAGATCCATTGACGTACCTGACGTTTGGTATTGGTGCAGGCATCAAGGTTGGAGTAAAGAAGACAAGCTTGGCGCAAACGATCAAGCTTGGCGGTAAGGCAATCACAAACGAGGGGACAAACCTAACTCTTAATAAGCACGGCGCTCAAATCTACAATCTAGCAGCAAGCCATTTAAGACCGAAAATTGCAGAAAAGATAGGCCTGCAAGACGCAAGACGTGCAGCAGCAGGAGTAGATGAATTACTACACCTGGAGCATAGTGCGCTTCGCCACCTACATGATGAGGTGGGAACGTACATGGTTGATAACTATGATTCTCTAGTTAACGAACTAATCCAAAACAGGGGCAAGCTAGCATCTATCGCAGCAGCACCAGGCGGCGCAGCAAGGACTGCTGGAAAATTGTTATCAGAGAAACTGGATCATATTCCAGATTGGAGCAGAACTGCTGCCGATATGTTCGATGAGACTGCTAGTTTTGCTCATGCAGATAGAGGCTTCACTTCCGGTCCAGGAAAGTTAGCAGGAGGATTGGTCGGTGGTGCTGTCGCTGGTGGCCTAGGTGGAGTAATGTTTGGTACAACCGGGCAATTGGTCGGGACAGCATTAGGTGGCGCAGCAGGATATAAGCTTGCAACTAGCGCGTACTCTGTACATACATCAAGATTGTTTGATCCAACATCTGGAGTAGCTAAGGACTTAACTAAGAGTTATTACAGAACCAAGTATGCCATACAGAAAGAGACTACAGATTACCAAGCAAGGCTTGAGGAGCGCTTGTCTGATACTACAAAAGATGAGAGAGAAGTTCTATCTGGAATCCTTGAAGGAACAGAACTTAGCTTTGTTAAAAAGAATGATGATGGAATGATTATATCCGCCCTTCATGATGGCGGACAATTGCCACAGAAACTCATGGACCATGCCAACTGGGTTAGAGGAGAATTCGACGATATCCTCGCACAAGAGCAGCTTGCTGGCTTTAAGATTGAAAGCCTACAAGATTATGTTTCTCACATGTACACGGATCCAAATGTAAGAAAGCTTCAGCAGTTAAAGATTGAGGCACACGGCGGCATCTCTAGCGGATCTGTTCAGGGTGCAGGACTTGGCAAAAATAGCTTTGAACTCCATAGGCAGATTGCTACATTAGAGGAAGCGATTGAAGTTGCAGGTATTGGTAATATCGAGAAAGATATTGGAATGATTCTCTCTAAAAGAAAGGCAGCATCTATCAAGATGAGGCACATGGAGTCGTTCTACGATGTTATGAAGTCTACTGCCGGTATGCCAGCAGTGATGACATACAACGCCATTAAGGACGGTAAGCTGGCAGCTTTGTCACTTAAGCGTTGGCTTAGGACGATGGATCCAAAAGACGCCAAAGCGTATCTCTTTGACCAATACTATTCTTTGTCAGATACAATGGCAGAGAAGCTAGGGTTCGATCTTGGAAACACTAGCTGGAAACCGTACTTGGCAGGAAGGATTAAGACAGAGTTTGAGTTCGGCACCGGTAGGAGGAAGCAGCCGTTTGATGGGATTTCACCAGATGACTCTATTGTAGCTCTTGAAGGAAAGTCCAGATCCAACCTGTCGCTTGTTAGATTCCTATCTAGGTCTTTGGAAGAAAGGCTCGCCCCGTCTGCTGTTTGGGATACCGGTGCTAATCCAAATGCCAAATCCTACAAGCAGGTCGGTAGAACTATTAAGACTAGGATCGGAGTTGAGGAAGGAGAGGATGCCAAAAGCGTCGATGTTGTGACTCTTATGGAAAGAATCTATACTGGTGATGGAGATGTGCTAAGAGCAGTTAGGGAGATGCTTGGCAAATCCGATCTCAATATGCAGCAGTTTTCCAGTGTTATGAAGGAGATGGATAAGTGGTCTAGAAAGAATTTTGAAGCACCACTACTACAAATGTTTCCAGATTTGCTTTATAAGGCTGAAGCATCAATGAGAACTCTATCTAGATTCTCGTGGGCAAACGGCACTAAGCTTAAGAAAAAAATCGTTGATGATATGGCAGAGCTTGAGAAGAAACTAAGCGCTGCTGTAGATAATAAAAGCTTCAGTCCTCAATTACCTGAAGAGGTCATCACCAGAGCTAGGTGGTGGAGAATGAGAATGAATGATTATTCTGATTACTTCGCCCCTAAGGCGGGTCAGTATGATGAATTAGATAATCTTAGGAAGAGGCTTGGGATAGACTACAATCACATTCAGAATATATCCAGAGCCCTTGTAGGTGAAGGAGATATTAGCAAGCTATCGCAAAGGGATCTTGGTAGGCTTAATGACTTTGTTGGTGGTCATATTGAGGATCACGTTAGTGGTCAAAAGCTTAGGAACAGAAAGGTTTTGTGGGGAGAGAATCTTGCGGTTGTAAATTTCAATTCTCGTCGAGCACCAGACTTCGGAGATATCGATGAGATTATGGAGCTTAGGAGGATCGAAGAAGAGGGATTGGTAACGAACTCTACTAGGGATATTAAGATTAAAAGAACAAAGATGCTTGCAGATAGTAAGCAGAGACAGGTTGACTTTCTTAAGAAGAACCTAGAGCAGATAACAGCTAGTAGATTGTCTAAGCTTTCTAAGAGGGGAGCAGACGATCAGATAAAGGTTGTTGGAACCATCCAAGAAAAGATAAAGAGAATTGAAAAGGAGATCACTGATCTTAGAGAGAACGCATCTAAGATGGCAGATGAGCCACAAGCTCCTGTATCAACTGGGGCGGAAAGGCAGACATATATTGGACGCGAAGAGTTCATGCGCTCAAACAGCGACGTTCTTTCAACCAAAGAACAAAGCATGTTTGGTAAGAGGTTTGGATTCAAGCGCAAGAGGTCCAGCGTCTCATCTCTATCTGGCAAGGCAGGAAAGAAGGGTCTCGCGTCCTTGAGGAGAAAGACTAGCCAGAAGATGAAGGCTCATTCCAGGTCAATTGAAAAACTAACTAAGGAGCTGCTGGACACTGAAGAGGAGATTGCAAAGATACAAACAGAGGTAGCCGGTAAGGGCAAGGCACCTGAACCACAGGCGATGGGAGACTGGAACAAGATCAGAAGGGTGCAAGATGAAGCCACTTTCCCATATAAAACTGACGATTTTAAAGAGTTTGAGCGACCTAGTACAGAAGAGATACCTCATCATTTTGATATAGATCGTTATACTAAAGCGGTCGACGAACGCCTCAGCGGGCATCGGATTCCAGATTCCCTAGATGATATGCTAATCAGGGAATCCGTATTTGTGGAGCGGGAACTAAATACAGCTGAGGACTGGGCAGACAGTATTTTTGACTTCTTGGAAAAGGAGGGCGTCCCTTCAGAGGCTATAACTAATCTCCGTCATCAGATGAATGAGTGGAGCCGGAATCCAGCAAGAGATCCAGAAGCAGACGAAGGCCAAAAAATCATAGATGCCTTACATGAATATTGGTCAAAGAGGGTGAAGGACAGAGTCATCATGGACGCTGGACCAGTAGCTGCGATAGCTTCACAATATTGGCGTTCTGGTTTCATGGGAGGTTGGAACAGCAAGAAAGGGGATATTTATGGTAGGGCTCCCCACTTCGAATGGGAAGATGCCGATAGCTATAAAGGTCAGATGTGGGATGTTCAAGATATGGCCCACGCTATTAATGATGCTATAGAAAGTGGACGCCGAGCTGAGACACGCAGGGGGACTTTTGGTGAAGCGTTTCCTGAAGTCGCGGGGGTGGGCTTTCTTCAGCAAACGGATGATATTCATAAACAGGCTTATGAAACAGCATATAAAATTAAGCATGGAGAATATAGTCCTAAAATTAAAGAAGTTGAAGCAGATGAAAGACTTGGGAAAAGAATAGATCACTACGGTTATCAGCAACGCGATCCAGTTTCTGGACAGGCTATTCCACCAGAACTGTACATCTCCCATGCAGAGAACGTCGGTATTAGTGGCTTAAATGATTTACCTGTCAAAGAGCAGATGAAAGGGTTTGAGGATGGTTTACGCAAAGCTATTGGTCCAGAAGATCTAAGAGGACCAAAGCCACCAGATGTAAGCGAAGCTAAATGGTGGAGAGACAGTCCAGAAGTAAATCTGGTGGATCAAGGCAAAGCAGCAGCACGATGGTTAATAGACGAAAGCACAGACGAATCTTACAAAGTCATAGCAGAACGTCTTCTACCTCATCTTGATAATATAGCTGTCAGAATTCTTAACCATGGAGACAGAT